CCCATTAGGTTGTCTGGTCTATCTTCCCAGCCTGAATAGTACAAGTACTGTGAGCCAGTGGGAGACGTTAAAGGCTTTTGATAGATAGTCAAGCGCCTATCAACCACTACAATTTTGTAGTTGTCCAATAGTTCTCCAGTTGCCGGGATATACAGAGAGCCAAAGAATTCTAATACTTCCACAGTATCTGACTTCAAGTAGTTAAGCATAGTACCAAAGCCAGCTTTAGTGAGAGACATATCCTTCCACTTAATACCACTATTAGGAACTGCTGTGATACCACTGTTGCGTACAGCCTGTCTAGCTGCGCGTAAGTTGTCTAAATGTTCCTTAGTGAATACACTGTCAGGATTAGTTTTAACCTCTTGAGCAATGTCCCCTAAGGTGTACATAGTGCGAACGATTTTACGAGCAGCCTTCCACGAGGAAGCTGTAACATCAAAGGAGATATCATTAGGGGATATCTTTTCAATCACTGTGCCCTGATATAGAGGCTTCTGCTGACCATCACTTGCTGTGTAGGTTTCACTAACATACTTCTGTCTAGCAAAGGTAGCACCAGAATCAATCCATGTATCAACACATGTACCTAGGATACTCTCATAATCTTTACGTCGAGCCTTAGTACGAGCGTATGCTTCTAATGTGCTGCGTGCTTCTTCAGATGCAGCATCACTATCAAATGCCTCAAACTGTATCCAGTTGGGGTCTCCAAACAAATGTGCTTCATAGTTTGCTTTTAAGTTGGTAGCGATATGTGACATCTTAGGAATCGTAGTACTATTATTAAAACCATTATCACCAGCTGTAGTAGTGTTGGTAGATGTGGCGTACTTGTAATCTTTAATTTCCTGCATCTCTTGTTCCCAAGAGACACGAGCATTCCTAAAGTCAGCATCCATTACCATAATTGTTTCGGCAATAGTATCAGGAGTTATCTCCCCCATAAGGGAATGTACATTGGTCTTACTCATAACACTCCTCCGAATCTACTGTGAGTTTTTAATACCATATTCATCTCTTCATTATCCTTAGTAGGTCTACGGGGTTTACGTACCTTATCCCCTGATAAGCCTGCGGCAAATGTATCTGAGATATCATCATGCGGAGGGTTATCTAATAATATTTCTTCTTCGAGGTATAGACATAAGCCACCCTTGTAGTGAAGAATTTTACCACCTTCATACTTAGGAACTAGGGCTGCATCAATGCGCTCTTTCTTAACACCAAGTCCCTTGTGGGGCGTGTGTGCTTCTATTCTACAATGTAATCCATCAGAGGATATATCGTCCTTTAATGTTTCAACTAGTACAGCCTGTGCTTGTGTGGCTTCCGCACGCACATGATTGAACTCCCACTTAACTATCATATCTTTTAAGTTACTAAAGTAAGTCAATGCCTTCTTAGTTTTGAAACGAACAATATCTAATACATAAACATTGAACTCCCAATCAACTCCGAACACTACAATACATGTCCAGTCAGCACGTTTAGTTAAGCTGAATGCAAAATCCATAGCAGCATATACGTTGAGTCTTCTCTCCCTGTAATGCCACTGACCCCGTACCATTTGAATGTGTTCCCGTTTATAATAACGGAAGTTGCCACGTTCAAGTACACGGTTTTCTAAATCATTAGGGTTGTTATAATACTGAGCAAAGAACTGTAAGGTATCTTCATACTTAGCTTTCTTACGAGCTAGCTCAGCCCAGTTAAAGCCAAATAGTTTACCATCACTCTTACGTCCAGCACGAGGCCAAAGGAATACACCATCGGTTTCTACTTGACGTTCATGCACTGCATACACAGGACGGGTATCTAATATGTCCCCTGTCTCTTCATCATGGACGTTCTCCATCATGTGTTTCAATGTAGCGTAGTGGTCTTTAGGATGATACCTAGTACCTACTGCACATTCCTTACCACCTGTTGTCAAGATAGAAGCAAACTGGGAACACCCACTAGCTACCTTCTTGCGTCCTTCAATGGTATAAGCATTGTCTGGAACTACGACATCATCTTTCGCTAGGAAGATACAATGCCAACCAGTTGTATTCGTAGTCAAGCCGCACGTAGCGACAGTAGGGTCACGCACACCCTCAGCCTCACGGAGGGGGTGGTCTACGGAAATTTCTTTCGTATTCCACATAGCCCGTTTACCCTCATCTTTGTGTATCATGTCGGGGGATAAACGTCTAAAGAAACGTGACTCCATTATGTTCTTTATATCTAATAGCTGGCGCTCAGCCAAGCCAGATGTTGCAGACAAGTAGATAATACTTATCGCAGGGTTCTTGTATATTTCCCATACACAACGAACAGCTAGAGCGTGAGACTTCTGATGGTCACGTGGCATAAGAGCCAATGTGTTATCCATGTCTCGGATATCTGACTGTTCCCAGAATTCAAATAAGTCTCTGTGACAATCTCCCCACACACGATGTGGTTCAACAGCACAGGCGAAAGCGTAGAGTGAGTCATAGCATCTCTGCTGTAGCTCCTCTAGCTTCGACTGCTTCGTACTAACCCTTGCCATTATTAAGCTTCTGCTTGATATCGTGAATATCATCCTTGATAGCGGTTAGGGTTACATTAGTCGGTGCTAATCTAAGCACAATCATACTATCCACTTCTGATTTAGTGTAGTATTCTTTTGCCATGTTAGCTACCTGCTTTGACAACGCACGTATTACGTAAGCGAAGTACCCTGTAACTAGGGCAGCTCCTCCAACCTGTAGTAGTAAGTCTTCCATTATTATTACACCTTATTGTAAAGTTACATTTGCGTTTGCTGCATGTGTTCTACTAAGCATGGCATCTAGGTCAGACTCATCTTTAGTATCACTCTTACGCGTCCCTGCTTTCTTAGGTCTGCCTACAGACTTAGGAGCCGTGGACAATAATGTCCGGGCTGCTGTAACATTACCTCGTTCCGTTAAGCTTACCAGCTTGCTTTTTGCAAGCGCATCTTCACGCAAGGACATCTCTTCCTTCCATTTAGATAGGTGTTCATTAAACCAATTGGTACTAGCTAGTCGTTGCCAGTGTGGATAACTGCCAAGAATTTTGATTGCTGCTTCATACTCACTATCACATGACATATAAATTAAATACATGGAGCGATAGGTTATACCGTGAGCTTCAAAGTCATAAGGCTTTAAGCAGAATGGTGGTTGTGTTTCACATGTAGTAGAGTAACGATACTCATAGAACATGGCTTGAGTTGTATTAACAAATACTTTATCAATAGGTAAATCATCCCCTGTCTTTGGACGTAGGGATTGTTTATCTACTATGGGTTGTTCAGGTTGTTCCAGTTCCTCAGGAGAGGGACAGGGTTGTAAGATTTTACTAGTTCTCATATATCATCCCTCCATCCAATATTTTGTGTCAGCATACGTTGATGTAAGTCAGCGTCTAATGCTGGTGCTACTAGTTTCTTTTTCATTGGTCGGGAACATTCATCACAAGGTACATGAGGTTCCTCTGATGCAGGATGTACTGCATCTTGTTCATGACCACACTCACATACATAAAGAAATAGAGTACCCCGACAAGGAGTACCCTTATAGTTTATTTTAAAGCTCATGGGGCTTCCTTTTAATTAATTGGTATGTCAAGTATTATAACATATTTTTGTTTCTGTTTCTCCACCTATTCCATAATGTCTTGGGTGTGTCAAGCATCCATCCGAGGATAGCAAGAATAATTAACAGCATGGACTCGTGGTTGTTTACTACTTGAACTTCTGCGGCTCCTTGTGCATTCACGGAGTTATCGCTATTGCCAACAACCTTCCCTACTTCATTTGCTTTAACATCCAAGTTAGAGCCTACCACTTGTTCTTTATCTCCTACTACCAGTTCCGTATTAATACCACCCTTACTTCCCCCGACTAAATCAGGAAGCATCTTAGTAAGTATAGAACAGGAAACTAATACAGGAATTAGTAGCCAGATGAATACTCGTTTCATTGGGTAGTCCACCCGATAGTTAAATGCCACATGATATTAGCACAGGCTTGATATACTTGTTCTGATTTCCTACCTTCATATGCATATCGTAACCAATGACATTGATACGCATACTCTTCATTAACTGTTAACATAACTTCTTCCTCATGTGTCTCTTTATAGCTTTAATTGATTTAAGCATTAGGTAGTCTTGCAAGTAGCATAGACTTTCCTGATGTTCAAAGTCAGTTACTATATCCACTTTGTTAAGGATGTACATAGCTGCATGATTCATCTCATGACTTAAACACGAAAGGAAGTTAGCATCAAGCATATCATCCCATGCATCAGTAACAAGCACATAAGACCTAAGCCTGTCTGAAATAGTTACAAAGTTGGATGCTTCATCAACATCAGGTACGAGCTTCTTGTACTCATCAAAGGTAGTGACTAACACAACCGTAAAGCCATACACATCTACTTTTATATTTACTCTCATAGTATCTCCTCAACTTAGGTATATAAGTATATCTGTATACGAATAGGATTGCAAATTAGTTTACTACATGGTATTCACGAAATCAATAGTGCATATTTATTTTAGTGATAGTACTACTGTAGCCCTTACATGCTACCACTATTCACACGGTGAATGTGCACTATTCAGCAAATAAACACTTGACAAGGTTGACTCCAGAAGTGACCAATGAGATAATGTGTTTGTTCCCCACCAAACTTTCTTTTATCCAGTTTTCTTTCATACTACTCTCATGTCACAATATATACTGCTTACATCCCCCTAAGGGGTGAGTAAGCTAATACTAAGTAATAATACTTGTCACATATAATGAATGCCGCGCAGCATTCATATATAGTGCAGTAAAAATTTATTACTACCCCGTATAGCAAATACCATTGCCTCTCCTGTTGCAACCATATATAGTTGCTCCCCGTATACATTCAATAGTGACCAATCCCCCGTAATTTCGACAGAAACTTTTAAGGTGCAGACCCGTAGGGTGGTGATAAAGTAAACCCCCTGCCCACCCCCTTGAATACAAAATGCCACCATCCTGTGAAAATGATGCTCGGTCATCAAAATCCTGCACAATCTAGCCAAGTTCATCCGGTTGCGATAATACCATCCTGAGATATCTATACACCCCCCATATAATCT